CTATCTTCAGGCTCCACAGAGGACTCCTCAGTAGTTTCGCTATCGGATTCGTTTGTTTCTTTTTCTGTTTGTTGTTCATCTACTTCTTTTACTTCTGGTTCGGGAGCCGTAGTCTCTGGTTCTGGTATTTCCTCTACAGAGGCAACTTCCATTTCTATCTCCGCCTCTACTGTCTCTACATTAACTGGCATCTCCATTTCTACCTCAACAGTAGGCATTTCCATAGGAGCAGGAGGTGTAAACTCTGTATCAAAATTCATTTCTAAGTCTATTTCCATCTCTACTGTTTCAATCGTTACTTCCTCTGTTTCAGGCTCTATCGGTGAAAAATCCACCATACCATCATCAATGCTTATATCATTGAATTCAAATACCTCCTCAACAAACTCAATCTCTATAGGATCAAAAATATTTAAATAATATATTTCTTCAAGTGTTGTAATTTGTTGTGTTATGATTGTACTAATAACATTGTAAAACACGTTAACAGTAACGTCATCAAACAAAGGACCGATAGCGAGATTAATATCTCTACCACCTACTTCAACCGTTATCCTGTTAAGTGAGCCACTAAAATCAAAAGCTCCAGTGTAAGATTGATAACCAGACGCTATACCAGATTCAGATAAGATATCAGTGCCTTGAAATACTGTGTTAGATCCGTCACGACCTGTAATGTGCATGTAAATTCTATCTTGAGCATCACGTTTTTCGACTTCAATTGAATACCTTACTTGACCACCTCTGTCTATTTCTAAATCGGATATATCAATATTATTGATTATAAAAGTTGTGCCCATTCCAGATACACCCATGGTAGATGTACTGTTCCCTGATCCAGTGATTTGAGCACATCTATCTGATCCTAACTCACCACAGGTATTACCTGTTGGCATCGAAGCGGGACCTTGACCGCCCCAATCTATGTTCATATTACCGTCATCACTAGAACCCACGTATCCGTTAGAACTATCTAATATATCACCTGAGTCTTCGTTAGTAACAGTGGTAGTGGTGGTGGTTGTTGTCGTGGTAGTAGTAGTTATTATCTCTGTGCCTTTGTCCTCTTCAGTTACAACGACACTTTCTTCTTCAGTAATTGTTACACCCGGGATACATAGACCCTCTACATCGGGTAAACAAGTGTTAGCTTTAGAATAAAAGGAGACCAGTAGTAATAAGGAACAAAGTCTTATAAAGCGCAATATGTCCTGCATCGCTTACTCCTTCTTTTACAGGTTTTGCAGCCTGAACATAATCAGTTTTATATTTACTACCATCTGGAATTTGATCAGGATTGTCTTTCCAGTATTGAGCAGCCTCGGCTCCAATAAGGCCTTGTACAGGGCACGGGGTTCCTGCATCAGTCATTGCAGACCAGACACGAGCATCTTGACAGAGTATAGATACTGCCGCGACCTTCATGCCATAGGCATACATGGATCTAGATAATTTTAATTTTTGACACAGCTCATCGTCAATGACTATACCACTCGCAAGTCCTACAATATTATTTTGTACACTAGCGCCAACACCTACCTTACAGATATCGCTGTTAGAATTTATTATAGAAGGTGCATTTGCAGTTGGCGGGGTCGAGTTTGTTACAACCGTGCTAGACACGGTATTCGTCTCTCCCCAGGCTTTACCTGCAAATAGCAAAAATATTATTAGAATGTATTTCATCTATCTGCATATACATTCGCCATTACAATGTTCACAACAAGTACACATGATATCCTCCTAACTTAAACTAGCCATTATATCTGACATGCGTTTTGCACGATTTGGGGTCTGTTTGGCCCAACGAGAATCGAGCATTTCAGCCGCCGCTGTTTTATAATCTGGTGGTGTCTTTTCTTTTAAAGCTGCCCACATATTACGAAACTTACTTACGCCTGTTTTTCCAAGCTGAAAAACCATCTCAACTAATAATTCCTTACAGTGATCGTGCACCGTGTACTCACCAAGTAACTCTTCTGCACCTGATATAGCATTTTCTAAATCTTTTTCTAATATTTCCATTAAAAATGACTCTTCATACTCTTTGTCATCTTCCCAAAAATCTTCAACGCAAAGGTGCCCCACCCCCACAGTTCTCTTTCCCAATGTGTCGAGGTAAACCTTGTTGCGGTAACCCTCATTATGGCGCACAGACGCCAAAAGTCTCTCCATATCCATTTCTAATACTCCTTATAATTCTTAATTAAAAACTCTTCCATCCAGCTCATCTTATCATCAATGGCTAGGATTTGTGTTTTAATCACAGCAATGTCTTGTTGCATTTGTGCTACAGCATCTGCTTTTTTTTCTATAGCATTAAGCCTTTCCGACCACATACCCCATGTAACACCAAAGCTCAACACTATACCTGCCAACCAAATGGCATCTTTACTATTAAAACTAAACATTATATTCCCACTCTCCTTCATCAGAAGGATCTTTAAACATTAGACTGTCGGCCTCCATCATATCATTCATGCCACCTTTTTTCAAACCTATAATACCACCGTCAGCTACGTTGTACATATCGCCAGATCTATCTAGAGTTCTATTCATAATATTAACATCACGATCTCTCATTACAGGGTTAATTTGTTCAAATTTTTCTGGCATACCCTCTATCATGTTGTATACAGGTCCCTCTAATTGAAATCCTCCTCTTCCACCAGGTGCTCTGAACATACTCATTTCTTGTCTCATATTTTCTGCTTCCGCTATCTTAGCAGCCTCTCTGGTAACTAAATCTTTGAAAGGATCTGTTAGTTGTTGATAAGTTGTGTTTGGAGGTATAACGCCTGCAGCTACAAAATTATTCATTGCTTCTTCTAGATATTGATTTGCAGATCCTGTAGATATATCTGATTTTCTTAACGCTTCCATTAATAAAGATATACCTGAATCAGTAACTCTACCTATTGGTCCTAAATCTTCTCGTAAAGCTGGTCCTTGATTAGGAGGTATCTCTATATTTAAAAAATCTTTGGCAGGCTGATCTTTTTCTGCTGTCCTAATAGGTGAACCTACACTCAACCCTGTAATGCCCTCTAAATCTGAAAAACGCTGTTTTAACATGTCAGCCAAAGTTTTATCTTCTTCGTCTAATAATCTTTGACTTTCTTTTTTGACTAACTCTTGATCTTTTGTTTCAGTAGTCATGTTTTCTAATTCTTTTCTTAAATCTTTATTTTCACGGATAAATGCTAAAATATTTCTTAGATTTACTTTTTTATTTTCAGCTATAGGATCTTCATCATCACCACCTTGACTTAATTGTATAATACCACCGTCTTTAGCTGTTACATATTTTAAGTATTCATCATATGTGCCAGATCTATATCTGCCAGTAGTAGGATCAAAAAATGTAAAAAAGTTTTGTTGTTGTGGTATAAAATTGTCTGCACCTGTTCCGGGATCCGTGGTATCATCATCGTCATCCTCACCTGGTTGAGTGCCTGATATTGGATTAGGATCACCTCTACCATCTCTATTAGCTCTAGCTTGTCTATTAGCCTCGGCTCTAAATTCATTTAATTCATACTCTTGCATCTCAGGTGTGCTCATCATTTGATTGTACAAATTACGATCATTAGCAACGGAGGCTGCAAAGTTATCAAGTTCTTCACCTTGTAAACCTAAAACCTCTCTACCGTAAAATTTACCTCTCATGCCCTGTGAACTACCACCAGCTAAAAAATCAAAACCTTTCAGACCTATATTTGCAAGGGGTGACAGTCCCATTAAACCAGTAATAGGTTCTCTGTCATAAGGAGTCATGCCAGGTTCAAATATTTCACTAGCCCTTTGTTGTAAAAATTCTGCACCTGGTCCCGATGTTCTAAGAATACCTTCTTGTCTTAAATCGCCCACAATGTCAGATAAAACATTACCTCCTTTACCACCTATTCTTGTGCCAAGACCTTGATCTATACCTGTTCTTAATTTAACAATGTCGCTAGAATCAAGATTGTATTTGTCCATAAAAGCTTTTGTCTTTGTGCCACCTGTAAATAAACCCGATTTGTATGCGTCTTTTAAATCTTCAATAAATTCACTGGTTTGCATGCTACCAGTCCCAGCACCTACATTTAAATCGGCTTGATCTTGAGCTTTTTCTTGTAGCAATGTGCGGAAAAGTTTGTTTGCTGTATCGTCTTTTCGTTTTTGTGCTTCGTCTAAATCTTTAAGAATTTTATTTGTATCGCCACTGAATTTATCTTTTTTTGAAGGTGTATATTTTTTTTCTTTCTTGGCTCTTTTTTGAGCTTCTTTATCTCTTAACCCTCCTGTTTTAGTAGTCCCTGGAGATATAGGTGTGCTTGAGTCAAATCTTGACATTACGGTCTCCTCCTTCCTGCAAAATACATTATGCCTTGTTTGTTTATACTACCACCTCTTTTAGCTGTTGCAATAGCTCCATATAAATCATCACTAGCTAGGGCAGCACGCTTGCCTGGTGATAATTTACCACCTACAAGTCTAAAAGGACTAGATACATTACTTGCAACATTTACTCTAGGTTTAGTAATAAATTCATTTGACATATTATTACTAGATGTATTCATAAATTTTTCTACGCCCATCTCTTCGACAGGTCCAACGGTAGGTGCATTTTCTCTAGGGAATGTAGGTTCAAATGTTTGTGGCTCTACATCAGGACCAGGTTGTGATGTGTTTGTAAGTTCATTAGTAAATAAATACTGTATCACTGCTTCTGGATCTTCAAAATCTAACCCTTGTACTTTTTCGTTATCAGGGTCATCAAGTATTAATCTAGCTAGTTTAACTGCGTTTGCTCTTCTAATTTTCATCTCTACAGTGTCGTCTATGGTGCTTACCATCATCTTTAATGTATCAGGACTTGATAAAATTTTAGCCTGATGTTTAGCAAGTAAAGCAATACCAAGTCCAGTTAAAGGACTCATGCCAGCTCCTGTAGCTAAGAATGCACCCGTAATACCAGAGAAACCAGCAAGACCTGCTCTACGTGCTACGAATTGTGAAGTTTCTGCTATCTTATTTGCATAACCTATTTCAGCTATTTTTAATAAATTCATCAAATCTTTCACAGCAGCTTTACCACCTTCCATACCTAAAGGTTTACCGTTTTGTCCTAACGTGTTTGCATATAGGGCAGTCATAAACTGTTGTCCCTGTTCTGTATCAAGCTTAAGTGTTCGTCTAAATCTTGCTGGATCAAACACATTAACTGTCATAATATCTTTTTGATTAAATTGTATACCGAACTCACCACCACCAGCGATATTCACTCTTTGTGTGAGATCAGCTTTACCAAACTCAACTGCACCCGTTTTTCTATTGTAGGCAACTGCCTGACTGGATTGCTCCCACAAATCTCCTAAGAATGCTCTAGCAGAAACATTGATTGGATCTAGATCAGGATTTGCTTTATTTCTTGTTATGATGGCAGAAAGATCGTTAATAGCCATCGCACTAGGATTTCTAAAAAAGTTATCAAAGATTGTATTTGCTAATTGATCAGGATATATGTATCCCTCTCTAGGTAACGCTCCTTGTAAAAACATATTTTGATCTACCTGTTCAAACATTTTTGCAACTGGTGTTTTATAAGTGTTTGCACCAAAACCAAATATTTCGTTTGCTCTTAGTAAGGATGATTTAACTAAATTCATTTGTTGCATGATTACTTCATCTGGTTGACCGCCTTGTCCTGTGATAACTCTCCATTCACCTATATCATTAAAACCTTGCTCCATAGCTTTTTTAAAATACCTAGCTTGTGTAGCCATATCATCAACTTGTTTAACACCAAATTTAGATGAGTATTCGCCCCACGCTGTGTTTAGCTGTTTTTGTAAAGCTCTAAATTGTGTGGCATTTAGATAATCTGGTAACTCACTCATTGACAATAATAAGTTTTCAAATCTTGATAAATCTTCAAAACCACCTAAAGTTCTTGGAGATCCAGGTATAAATTGACCTCCCTCCAAAGTAATTTTACCTCTGCCTAGATCATCGACATAATTTTTTGCTAGTTGTTTTACTCTAAAAGTAGGTATATACCCTTGTTGAACTGCATTACCTAACTGATTAGTTCCTAAAGGTATCATGTCGTCAAGAGCTTTTGCTTTAGCTGCAAAGTCGTCATACATAAAAGCAGAAAGTCCCGCAAACTTGTTAAATTTTTTCTGAGCTTCATCTGTTAGTAAAGCACCTGCATCCATAATAGTTGCAAAAGGTGCTAGTTCATTTAAGCTTTCCATAATTCTTTTATCGCTATACCACATGATATTAGCTCTATTAGCACGCAGGTCTGTACCAATAAGAGGGAACACACCTATAACTTTACCGTACCATTTAGCCCAAGATCTATCAGTCACGTTTGCTATGCCAAACGGTATCTTTTGCTCTATAGCTAACTGTGCTAAATATTCAGCATTTGTGCCTTTTTGCACACCGTAAGTCCATCGTGCAAGACCTTTCATCATTTTGAATACAGGATCTAAGGCTGCTGCACCGCCTGTAAATATCATGCTGTTTCTTGCGTGTATTAAATTTTCTACCCTTGGATCTGCTGAAAGTTCAGGATCGGGTAAACCCTCTAATTCTCTTATTATTGCATTCATACCGTCATACGCAGTTGCTGCAGTATATGCACCTAAACCAGCAGTTGTAGCTACAGTTCCTGTTGCAACAGGGTTGTTTTTTGGATCTATTAAACCTTTTAATAAACTATCTCTATCTGCAAAATATAAAGGTAACAAACTTAAAAAATCACCTGCTATGCTTACATTTTGTTTATTTACATCAGGTGCAAAACGCATAGTAGTATTTGCTAAACCCATAAAACTATCACCAAAATAGTTTAAAGCTTCATCAACACCTAATGTTAAATCTTCTCTACCTTGACCACCTAATCCTGTAAATTTAGGTAGAAATGTAGCCCAGTTTCTTTTATCTTCTTCAAGTTTTTTTTGCCATGCTTCATTTTTTGATCTTAGCGGGTCTTCTATGTAAGCTCTCTCTAATTCTACAGCTTTTTGGTATTCTTTTAATGCCTTTATTTCTGCTATTTGATCCGCTGAGTAAGTATCTACAGGTTGTGTCTCAATACCATTTTGTTTTCTAATATTGTTAATTAAATCAAGTAATAATTTTTTATCATCCTCAAACTTTTGTGTGCCTACTTGATCAGGATTTAAAAAATTTTCTTTGTCAGGCACTTGAATTTTTATGTCGTTTTCACCAAAAATATTAATTAAAATATCGGATGGTATTGCAAAAGTATTTTGCAAATTCATAGTCGGATATCTTTCTTTTAAACTAAATACGCCTTCCATTACTTATCTTTCTCCATCATTTTTGGGTTACCTGTTGCTATCGCAACTACGTTTTTACCTACCTCTTTTATTTCTGGTGGTATCATGGTTGATAAAGCTCTTACATCTCTAACAGTTAAATCAGCTTGTTTTTGTAAGAAAGTTTTTTGTTGTTTTTTAACCCAGCCAAATTGACTTAACTCATATCCCTCTGTATCTATCGGAAACATTTCTTGATACGGGTCAACCCACACATAATCTACACCCTCTACTTCATCACCAGAACCTGGTGCACTAGGTATGTCACTTAAATATTTTTTATATGGTAAATGATCTTTCAAAGATTTAGGATCAGGCTGTACCAATGTTTGTTTACCATCTTCACCTACAACTATTTTTGGTATATTGTCGTTAATAATACCTCTTCTGAGTATTTCTCTTTCTTCTAAGTCATTTGGTATATTACCTGCAAAATCTAATATTTCTTTACCTAATTCATATATGACACCAGCAAGCCCTGCATAACCACCAATTCTACTTACTTTGCCAAATTTAGATAATCTATTAAAAGGTTTTTTACCTCCGTATTGATCGTAATACTCGCCAGGGTGATTTTTTTTCAACCATTGTTTGTACTCCTCTTTGATTGGAGCGGTATACTTAGAATTATATTCAAACTTAGATGTGTTTTGTAAATATTTGTCAACCATTATTTAACCTCCTCTGGAAACGTAATAGCTGAGAATGTTTTAGTCTCAGGATCATAAGCCATTTTTGGCATGTTTGTTACATTTATTGTACCTGCTGATTGATATCCGCTTGGATAAGTTCCTTTATTAAACTCATATAACACTTTTAAGTCATTGTTTGCTAATCTTAGCTCTTCACGCACTGTAATCAATCCTGCAATGACTGTTTTAGAGTCAATAAATCCTGTAATTTTTAAACTTTCGTAAGCTCTTCTAATATCGTCTAAGTTCAATCTACCAGATGATTTTCTAGCTCTTGCAAGAGCATATGCAATAGCATTAATTCTAACTCTGTTTTCAGCAAGTTGTGGTTTAAAATCACCCCAGAACTGTTGTGATGATTCACTGTTAGGATCAAAGAAGTCATTTACATTTACAAACTCACCAGATCCCTCAAATGTTTCAATAAGTCCATCACCAAAACTTTGTTGTACGTTTTGTAAAGTATTAGTTAAAATAGAAATTTGATCCTCAGCTGCTAACAAGTCAGCTATCATACCAAAACCTCTTTGTTTAATATCTTGTATTAAACCGGGTAGACCAGCAGTAGATGGATCTTTAATAAGATTTGATATGACTGTATCAATACTAAATATATTACGATCATAAAGTTGTATCGTAGATAATTGTTCAGTAAGTGCTTTTTTTGGTAGCACATCATCAGCAGTCATAGCTACTTTTTGATTTACTGTAAGATCTGCTATACCGTTACCGATAGGAATCCATATGGGTTGTCCGTTTGCTTGTAATATTGCATCACCATTAGCATCTAATTTAGGTATTAAATACTCACCATTTTTTAATTCTTTTATTTGATAGTTTCCATATTCACCAGAGTCTGGATGTGTAAAACTACCCATAACAAAATCTTTAAATATCTCCACTGCGTCTTGTTTTAGGGTGAATCTACCTGTATCGAAAGGCATATTTTTTGGTAAATATATCTCTTTGTTATTGTTTTGATTATCTGTCGCTAGCACATACTCTGTATCATCTGTAGGCACATGTACATTAGGATCTAATTTATCTGACTCGACAAACTCAATTTTTTTTGTAGTAAGATTAATGACTCTTTTCCAATCTTTTTCTCTAAAATCTCTTTTAGTGTCATATCTAGTGGGTTCTGCTGCAACAGCTAAAGCAAATTCTTCATAAGTAGAAAAAAATTTATTCTCCTTTACTGTGTTATCATAAGCTATAAAAGGTTGATTATAGTCTTTTGCAATCGTGTATTTTCTTTCGTTTTCTGGTAGTTCTAAGTCTTTTATATATTCAGCTAAAGTTATCTCTGTATTTAAATTTGTAGTTCTATCATTAACTAATTTAAAAGTTGTATTAGCATCTAGTGCATTTTTCTTTTTTAATTTTTCTGTTTCTTGTAAAAATCCTAAGTTAGAAAACATAGCTTGACTAATTATATTAGCTCTTGTAACTGCGTCTTCTTGTTGTTTTGTTAAAGCATATGTTCTTCGTTGTGCGTCTACAGCTCTTTCTGCAGCTCTTACTTCTGTTTCTTCTTTTCTTGTTGCTCTTCTTGCTGCTGTAAACTCAGGAACAGTAGCCTGTACTGCCTGTCCTAACACATCAAGAGCCTTTCCTCTGCCTGTTAAAAGTCTAGCACCAAAATTAATTAATGATGACGCTACATCTTGTTGTTTTTGTGTTTCTATAGATTCTTTTTCTGCACTGAAATCTTTTTGATACAGCATTTTGGCCTCTGCCGCATACTGTTCGGCTGATTTTTCAGGAAATAATTCGCTAGCAAATTGATTTGCTATTGGTTGAAACTCATTTAAACCAGCTATAATGCCTTGATAAGATGAATCTTGTAATGGTGTTGCAGTATTCTCATACTGTCCTGTTTGAAATATACTTGTATCTACTGGATTAAGTCCGCCTGGCACACCTGTTGCAAAAGGTATGGGTTGTCCTGTATTATGATTAATGTATGGATTACCGCCATGCTTTAGCTTAGCGACTTTCTTAAACATTTTTCTATCAAGTACGCTCATGCTTTATCCTATGCTGGCTAAGGGGTTACCTATGTTTAATCCTTTTGCTAGTCCAAGTCCCATGATACCTAATCCTGCTACTTGCATTAAAGGACTAGTGGATGGTTGTTGTTGCACAGACATTTGAGAAGCTGGTGTTCCTGTCAAAATACCAGAAGCAAATGACAATCTTTGAAATGGTTCTTGTGCAGCTAATTGAGCAGTGGCTCTTTGAGCGTCTAAAACATTTTGTGCTTGTTGTTGTCTTAATCCACCAGCTTGTTGCAATTGTGCAATATCTTGTGCTGCTAAACCTTGTTGTAGTTGACCTAGTCCAGCTTGTTGACCCCCTAAAGCAGCTAATTGTTGACCAATGTTAAATTGTCTACCTTGTTGTGCTTCAAATGATTGTTGAGCTGTTTGTTGTGCTTGTTGAAAGTTTCTAGATAAATCTTCAAATATACGTCTTGACTTAATATCTTGCAGATTTCTAGCCATTTCTGCACTTTGTATTCCAGCACGTTCTGTGCCAAAAGCACCTGCTGAGACTGCTTGTGCGTCTAATCCTTGCTGTTGTAATTGTGCTTGTCTATCTAATTCTGCTAAAGCTTGTCTAGTAACAGTTTGTTGATAAGGATCCATGTAGGCTTGTATACCTTCTGCGGTTGGAGCAAACATTCTACCAGCACCTCTAGTTGCGGCTATGCCTTCACCGATGGTTGCACCTGCTTGATCTAAGAAAGGTTGAAACTGACCAATGCCTTGTTGTGCCATGGTCATCGCTTGTTGTTGCTCTGGTGTTAGGCCTGCTACTTGAAAACCAGCAATAGGCTGTGGTATACCTGCTCTACCTAATCTTCTAGCTTGAAAATTTTCTTCTGTTTCTCCTGGCTGTCTAACAGCATTAGGGTCACCAAATGTTGAAGCTAATAACTGTTTACCTCTTTCTTCAATATAAGGTGCCAGTCTACTATACGTGATTATCTCTTCAGCCATTATGCTATACCTACCCCTCTTGATGACTCTGGATCTAATTTATTCATTAAGTTATACATGGCTCGTGGTCCGCCAGCATTTTCTA